GCGCCCGACGGTGCGCAGCAAGACCGAGGTGCGCGGCGCCTCCACCGTCTTCCAGAAGGTCGGCAAGGGCACCGCGGCGGCGAAGGCGCGCAACGGCGTGGTGCCGGTGATGAACATCGACCACACCACTGTCGAGTGCCTGCTGCAGGACTACTATGCCGGCGACTGGGTCGACCGGATGGATGAGCTGAAGACCAACATCGACGAGCGTGCGGTGGCGGCGAATGCCGGAGCCTACGCGCTCGGCCGCAAGACCGACGAGCTGATCATCGCCGCCTTCGACAGCGCGACGCAGGAGGCGATCGGCACCAACAGCGGCGAGACCGACAATGACGGGCTGACCCGCGCCAAGGTGCTGCTGGCCTTCCAGGCGCTGGGCGACGCCGATGTGCCGGATGACGGCAACCGCTTCGCGGTGGTCGGCTGGAAGCAATGGAGCGAGCTGCTGACCATCCAGGAATTCGCCAACGCCCAGTACATCGGCGACGACGCGCTGCCGTGGAAGGGCACCCAGGCGAAGCGCTGGCTCGGCGCGCTCTGGATCCCGCACAGCGGCCTGACCAAGAACGGCGCGCTGCGCTACTGCTACTTCTACCACAAGACGGCGATCGGCCATGCCGCAGCGGCGGAGATCACCACCGACGTGACCTGGCACGGCGACCGCGCCGCGCATTTCGTCAACACCATGATGAGCCAGGGCGCCGTGCTGGTGGACAATGCCGGCGTCGTGCGGATGCGCGCGAAGGAATAGGTGCGGATGCGCGCCAAGGAATAAGCGCGCTGCGCCGGCACCCCCATCCAGCGGGTGGGGTGCGCCTCTTTCCCTGTCCCTGTCCGGAGCCCCCCATGGCCCTCTCCGCCCTCGCGCTCTGCTCGCGCGCGTTGCTGAAGATCGGCGCCCAGCCGATTGCCTCGCTCGACGAAGGCACCGCCGAGGCCGAGGTTGCGGCCAACCTCTATCCGGCGATGCGCGACGCGCTGCTCTCCCTGCATCCCTGGAGCTTCGCCACGGCGCAGGCCAGCCTGCCGCGGCTCTCGGCCCGGCCGGTGGCGGATTTCGATCACGCGTTCCAGCTGCCGGCGGATTTCCTGCGCGCCCTGTCGGCCGGCAGCCCGGGCGCCGGACGCGGCCTGGTCTACCGCATCCTCGAGGAGCGGCTGCACTGCAGCGCGGCGCAGGTCACGCTCTCCTACATCTTCCGCCCGGCCGAGAGCGCCTTCCCGCCCTTCTTCGCCGCGGCGCTGGCGACGCGGCTCGCCGCCGAATTCTGCATCCCGCTGACCGAGAACACTTCCCGCACCCAGCTGCTGTTCGCCCAGGCCGAGAACGACCTGCGCGCCGCCCGTCTGGCCGACAGCCAGCAGGCAACCCCGCGGGCGATCGAGGATTTCCCGCTGCTGAGCGCGAGGGGCTGAGCATGGCCCAGTCCCGCACCCTCAAGACCAGCTTCACCGCCGGCGAGGTGGCGCCGGAGCTGCTCGGCCGCCCGGATCTGCGGGCCTGGGCCAATGGCGCCCGGATGCTGCGCAACGTCTTCATCCAGCCGACCGGCGGCGTCACCCGCCGCCCCGGGCTGCGCCATGTCGCCTTGCTGCCCGGCGCCGCGCGGCTGATCGCCTTCGAGTTCAACACCGAGCAGACCTACCTGCTGGTGCTGACCGCGGGACAGCTGCAGATCTTCGTCGGCGATGCGCAGGTGGCGCAGCTCGCCGGTGCCTGGACGGCAGCGATGCTGCCGCAGCTCGCCTTCACCCAGAGCGCCGATACGCTGCTGATCTGCCATCCGGAGATGGTGCCACAGCGCATCACCCGCACCAGCCACACGAGCTGGAGCGTCGCGCCCTGGACCTTCTTCTACGAGCCCTTCCACCGCTTCACCGACGACGCCATCACGCTGACGCCCTCCGCCACCGCCGGGAGCATCGGCCTGACCGCCTCGGCCTCCGTATTCCAGCCCGGCCATGTCGGCACCCGCTTCCGCATCGGCGGCAAGCGACTGCGCCTCACCGCCGTCGCCTCCGCCATCCAGGCGAGTGCGATGGTGGAGGAAGCGCTGGCGGGGACCGCCGCGACGGCGGATTGGGACGAGGCCGCCTTCTCCCCGGTGCGTGGCTGGCCGGTCTGCCTCTGCTTCCACCAGGACCGGCTGGTCATCGGCGGCTCGCGCGATCTGCCGAACCGGCTTTGGTTGTCGCAATCGGGCGATCTGTTCAACTTCGACACCGGCACCGGCCTGGACGACCAGGCGATCGCCTTCGGCCTGGTCTCGGACCAGGTGAATGCGATCCGCGGCGTCTTCTCCGGCCTGCATCTGCAGGTCTTCACCTCCGGCGCGGAGTGGATGGTGAGCGGCGCGCCGCTGACACCCGCCAGCATCCAGCTCAACCGCCAGACCAGGATCGGCTCGCCGGTCGCGCGCATGCTGCCGCCGGTGGATGTCGATGGCGCGACCATCTTCGTCTCGCGCAGCGGCCGCGGGGTGTTCGAATTCGCCTACACCGATCTGCAGCAGCTCTACCAGGCGAATGACCTGGCGCTGGCGGCGCAGCATCTGGTGCGTGACCCGGTCGCGCTCTGCTACGACCAGACAAGGCGGCTGCTGCATGTGGCCATGGCCGATGGGGCGCTGGCGACGCTGACCCTCTACCGCGCCGAGCAGGTCACCGCCTGGACACGGCAGGAGACCGATGGCGCCTTCCGCGCCCTCGCCGAGATCGAGGGCGTGGTCTGGGCCGTGGTGGAGCGCGGCGGCACCTTGCGGCTGGAACGCTTCGACGATGCGCTGGCCTTGGATGCCGCGCTGACCGGCAGCGCCGCCACGCCGCAGGCGCATTGGTCCGGCCTCGATCATCTGGATGGCCGCAGCATCGGCCTCGTCACCGATGGCGCACCGCGCGAGGGCGCGATCGTCGCCGATGGCGCGGTGGAGCTCGACCCGCCGGCCCGGACCTTGCAGGCCGGCCTCGGCTTCCGCCACGTGATCGAGCCGCTGCCGCCGGATCTCACCTCGGCGGTCGGCGTCCGCGCCGCGCCGCTGCGGCTGGTCTCGGTCACCTTCCGGCTGCTGGAGACGGCGGCGCTGTCGGTCGACCTCGGCCGCGGCAGCGCGCCGGTCGCCTTCCGCCGGCTCGGCACGCCGCTGCTCGACGCGGCGCCGCCGCGCTTCACCGGCGATGTCCGGCTGCGCGCCATCGGCTGGCAGCGCGATGCGATGAAGCCGCTCTGGCGGATCGAGGACGATACGCCGCTGCCCATGACCCTGCTTTCCGTCACCACCGAGACGAGGATCACCGACTGATGGCCGCACTCGCCTCGCTCGCCACCCTGGTCGGGGCGGGCGCCTCCGTCTACGGCACCGTCCGCCAGGTCCAGGCGCAGCATTCCGCCAACCGCGCCCAGGCGCAGCTCGGCCAGGCCCAGGAAGCCGCGCGGCAGGACGCGCTGCGAGTGCAGCAGGAAGAGCAGGCGCGGCAGCGCCAGCAGGCCCTGGCGCGCACCCTGGCCACCACCCGCGCCCGCCTCGCCGCCGGCGGGCTGCAACCGGAGGATGGTTCGGGCGCCGCGGTCACCTCGGGCCTGCGGCAGGATGCCGCGGCGGCGCAGGGCGCCGATGACGCAGCCCATCGCGCCCGGCTGTCGCAGGGCCGCAGCAGCCTGCTGAGCCCCGACGGCACCGTCACCGCGCTGCTGCAGAGCGGCCGCACCTTCGGCCTCGCCGCCCGCAGCCTGCTGGACTGATCGCGCGCCGTCGCCGCACGAATTCCCCGCGCGCCATCGCATGAATCTACCGCGCGCCGCCGCACGACATGCATTGGAGCCCATCATGGACGAGCACATCAGGATCGGCGACGTCGCGCCGCGCGTGCAGTACCTGGCCGACGGCGTCCAGACCAGCTTCACCTACCCTTTCCCGATCTTCACCGAGACCGATCTTGAGGTCCGGCTGGACGGGCTGCTCCAGACCTCCGGCTACCTCGTCTCCGGTGCCGGCCAGAGCAATGGCGGCAGCGTCGAATTCCTGCACCCCCCGGCCGGCACGACCCGGGTGACGCTCCGGCGCAACTTGGTGGTCGCCCGCACCACCGACTTCCAGGAGAACGGCATCCTCCGCGCCCGCACCTTGAACGACGAGCTGGACTATCAGGTCGCCGCGCTGCAGGAGGTGAAGGAGGAGATCGGCAGCGCGCTGCACCTCGACCCCTCGGAGCTTGGTGGCTCGACCACCCTGCCGCTGCGCGGCGCCCGCACCAACAAGCTGCTGGGCTTCGACAGTATCGGCGACATCACCGTCTTCGACCGCGGCGAGGGCAGCATCAGCCTGCCCTTCCCCGGCGCGGTGCCGCGCACGGTCGAGGACAAGATGGCCGAGCGCCTCTCGGCACGGGACTTCGGCGCCACCGGCGATGGCGTAACGGATGACACCACGGCCTTGCAGACGGCGATGAACGCCGCCGCCGCCAGCGGCAAGCACCTCGAGATCGGCGAGGGCAGCTTCCGAACCACCCTGCCGCTGGTGCTGCCGGGCGCCGCAGCCGGGCTGACCATGCGCGGCGCCATCCTCTACGCCGGCGTCGGCGGCGTCGCGGCACTGACCCTCGGCGACGGTGGCGCCGCCCGCAATGCAGTGAAGCTTTACCAGGGCCTTCGGGTGCTGCGCGCCACCCTCTCCGACTGGCTGGACGAGGCCGACATCGGCATCGTCATCCGCAACCAGGATTCCTCGCTGATCGAGGTGCGGCAGGTGGAAGGCTTCACCATCGGCCTGCGGACCTTGGGCGATGGCCGCGGCTTCGAGGATTCG